AAGGATTTTATCAGCCGTGTGCAACCTACTATTTTCTTAAACGGAAACCACGATGACCGCCTCGACCAAATCATCCACGGCTCTACTAGTGGTATGATGGTGGACTACTGCCACGACCTCAAGAACGACATCCACAACCATCTCAAGAAGAATGGCTGTAAGAAGATTTACGATTACCACGCTGAGGATGGCGTACACGCTCTTGGTAAGGTCAAGTTCGTACACGGATATACCTGCGGAACTCGTGCTGTAGAGGAACACGCTATCCACTACGCAGAGCCTCAAGGTGCTGTTATTATGGGTCACCTTCATTCTATCCAGCAGACCAACGCTAAGAAACACGGAGGGGCTGTTGGCTTCTCTGGTGGTTGTCTATGCGTCAAGACGATGGACTATAGTAAGAACCGCCTAGCCACCAGTAAGTGGGGGTCAGGCTGGACTTATGGATTTGTCCAAGGGTCGGATTGGAAAGTGTGGCAGGCTCACCGTGTTGGTAAGAAATTCATTTACTCTATCAAGGGACTATGAACAATTCTAAACTCAAAAAACTTCAAATGCTTGTCAACAAATGGCAAGTTGAAACTCCAGATAAAAACTTTTATACTGTTCGTCAGTTAGGTAAAATGTGGAATATAAATCAACGAACTGCTTCAACAAGAATTCAACGCTGTATTGAAGCAGGGTTAATTGAAGTAAAGAATTTTAGAATTAAATCTGGTATGGTTACTAGACCTATTCCGCATTATAAAATATATGAAGCATCTAGAAAGTAATCATTTAGTTTGTATTAAATGTAATACCATTTTGTCAGCCCCAGAAGGTGAGAATCAAAAGAATCAATGCAGATGTTCTAATCGTGCTTGGATTCGGAAACTTCCTGAGAAGAGTCTATGGGCTTATGGAGCGTTAGACCCTCAACAGATTCAGCGTGTGAAGAAGTTGGCTTAAGTGAAGTGAATACAGTATAAACTATATCACATATAACTATTACAACAGCAGAACCTATTACCCATTGAAACCAGAATGTATCAAGTATCCAACAAGATGAAACAGCCAGTCCTCCACCTATTGACAATACAAATCCTCTGAACTTCCAAGTAACTGGTGCAAAGGAAATTATTAACAATCCAAGTACAGCAATTCCAGCACCAACACAAGATACCATCCATAGAATTTTATCTTTTATTTCCCTTTGATTATTAGCCTCAACGATTTGCAAGGATATCTTTGCCTTATTGAGTTCGGAGTCTTTTTGTACTATTATAGACCTAAGAGTATCAGCATCATTATTTACTTTAATCGCTTCTTTTCTGTCTTGTTCAAGGGCAATGATGTTATCTGATGACAATATCTTTTTAAATCTCTCTGTCGTTTCGACAGACGGTTTCGAGATGGCTGACAATCTTTCGATTTGATTTTCGACAAGCCCTTTAGGAATTCCTTCAGGTAAGGTTTGAACCACCGCAACAAGGGCTGATACAGATTCTGAAACTTCTTTTTCAATCTTATTAATGTATATATCTTTTTCATTATTTTCAAGTATGATAGTAGTTGGTGCAGGAATAGATGTGCAACCAATTAATGTTACAAAAGAAAAAAGCATTATTAGTTTTTGAAAACTCATTTATATTGCTGAGTAAATTTATGTTTAACCCATTCAAAAATGTCTGGGGCAAGTGAACCAGCAGAAGCATATATAATGCTTTTTAGCATTGGGTCTATGGTAGAAGAGTTAATAGCAAAGTAGCACAGCGTACCTATAATTGCTCCAGCAATTACTTTTCTAATCCAAATAATAGGTTTAAACTTTTCCTCAGAGATAACCAGCCTAGCAAAAGCACCCAAGCCTCCTAGGACAGCCACTACCCATCCACCCTTTTTAAAATCTTCTGCTGTCTCAATCAGAGTTGGGTCTACAGGACTCATCGTTTAGGTTCCTCTCTTTGAACTCTACGCTTTGCCTGTTCTTCATTTTTGTAAATACCCATTAATTGTTTGTAAGGATTATATACTCTAAAATTACCATTCTGTTGCATGATTATCCAGCCTAACGCATTACTTAAACTTGAACCATTACTGTATGTTTCAGTCTTCCAAGAACGCCATACACTGATATCAGCCTTAGTGTAATCACGCTTAGGCATTTGTACAGGAGGCTTAGGAACCTTAGTAGGAACTACAGGAGGAACTACAGGAGGAACTACAGGAGGAACCTTAGGTTGAACTACAGGAGGAACTATAGGAGGAACTACAGGAGGTACTACAGGAGGTACTATTCTAGGTTTACCTGTTTCTGTATCAATAATAGGTTTTTTGTTTTCATCTATTTCAATTTTATTACCTTCAATATCTATTATATATTTAGTTCCATCTTCTTCTATATAAATCTTTTGTCCATCTTCAGTAACTTCATGAGTTCCTGTTTCTGTATCTACAACTGATTCATGCACTTCTTCCTGTACAGGATGTTCATCACCAGTAATAAGTTCATATCTTTGAGTGTTTTCATTCCACATTCCAGCAGTAACTGGATTTCCTTTATTTGTAAGTAGATGACTTGGAGAAACTTTTTTAATATCTCTTTTTAATCCACTAACATTTGAAACACTTTGTATAGATGTTTCTTCTAAAGATTTAGGTTTCATTACATCTATTTTAACTGAATTCATTCCTTCAAAACCTATTTTAAGTTTCTTCCATATTTGCCAATCAGATAATCCTTCAAGCGGGCTTTTTTTATTATTTTGAATAGACCATTCATTCATTTTTTCTCTCCATTCATTTACATGAATCTTTTCATTTGAATTAAGATATCCTACAGGTCTTTCTGGCAACTTATCATTAACACCTTTTTCATTTTGTAAATCTGTTAAAAGAATATCATTTGGGCTTCTTCTTCCAGCATCAAGAACATTTGTTATTTCATTTATTAATTGATTAAGTATTGTTTTTGTAGGCTTTGATTCTGAAGTTACAAATTGAGATACTGCCTCTGAAACTTGATAATTTAAATCACTTATATTAGGAAGTAATCCAGCCTTTATTTCTGGAGTTTCAAGTGATTTAAGTAATTCTGGATGTTCAGGAATAAGTGACCATTGACCCATTAACTGTGGGTCATTAAATAATGCTATTTGAAATTCAGCCGTAGATATAAGCCTATATACACTTGTTAATTTTAATTCTGGTGATTCAAGTTCAAATCCTTTTGTATTAAGAAATTGATTTAAATATGAATTAGTTGCTGGTGCATTTGCAGAACCACCAGTTCTATTACTAGACATTGCTTGCCTTGCATAATCCCAAGGAGAAGTAACAACATATCCTTTTTCCATATCACCTCTCTTTGAAGAAGGGTTTCCTTTTTCAGTATGAGTAGCCTTATTTAATATAATTCCTTTTGAAGTCCAAGCAGGTTCTATAGCACCAGTTTTTTCATTTTTAATAAATGTATTTTTAAGCATCAATCTTTGCAGTGCAAGTATTCTTGCAAATGCAACTTCTGATTTTGGAAGAGTTATTCCATTTGCAATTCTTAATTCAGTTTTAGATATAAATTCATCAACTCCTCTTGCCCATGGTTGTCCTTTGAGGTTAGAACCTTTGTCGGGATTATCATTATAAGTAAAAAGAAGATTTTTAAGTTCTGGATTAGCACCAATTGCATGTGCTTCAGCCTGAGCCAATAAAGAATGACCCATTTCTTCAAGTGCTGTTCCTTCAAATGAATGACCAGATAAAGCCTGAACTCTTCTTTTGTATTCACTTCCAGAATAATCACCTATGTTGTATTGGCTTTTTTGTGCAATCCAAGCCTTATCAATTAACTGTGCTAGATTAAGATGAAACGGTTGATGGCTCTTTCTTTCATTTACTACAATTTGAGCAAATCTAAATTTAGCATCTTTTTCCTGTTCTTGTTCAACGCCATCTTCTGCTTCTTCATCTCCAGAAATTCGTTGTGTTTTTTTCTTTTTTTCTTCTATTTCAATTTTATTACCTTCAATCTGTTTTTTAAGATTTGCTGCTTCTCTTATTGATTCTGGGTCTATTGATTCTACAAGTTGTGCATATCTTTCCTGAAGTGTTGATTCTCTAGTAACCCTTTCTTCATATTGAGTACCTACTGCAATATCTTTTATTCCTCCATGCCAAGTCTTTCCAGAATTAATATGAACAGGAAGACTTAACTGATTATCTTCAGCCATAGCCATAAGATATTTTGCAATCTTGCTATGATAATCATTTACAACATTAGGATGAACAGAATCACCCATGTCTGTAATATATTTTAATATATCTTTAACAAGTACGGTTGATTTTTTCTTTTGATGATAATCTAAATATTGCCAAAGATTATTAACTCTTGGATTAGGAACTGTTGCAAATGGGTCTTTAGTTCCTCCAGCATGTCCAACTAAACTTTCAAATAAAGTAGGGTCAAACTGCCTTGACTCTATACCAGATGGAAGGTTATATTTTTCGTAAGTTTTAAATGAATCTTTAAATGTTTTATATTCTAAACTATCTGGAGAAAGCATTGATTCTTCACCTCCAGCCTCATGCGGAGAATAACGAGTATTAGGGTCTAGTTCATTTCTAACAAAAAGAGAGTTCTGTTGTTCTCTAAGTCTATGCTCCATTACCATTCTATCTACAGTTACATAATTTTTTGCCGCAAGTTGTTCAGCCTGAAATCTTGAAAGTCTAGTAAGGTCTGGAAGAGTATAATATTTATCTCCTCTTATTCTTTCATTTGCTTCAGACGCAGGAATTGTTTCAAAAGATTTTTGTCCTACTTCGTCTTCAACTTCTCTCATTAATGAACCAAACATCTTTCTTCTTATTCCAACAGGTTCTCTTCCAACAAGCATGCCATCCATATATTTAACATTACTAGCCCTTAGCCTTTCAGCCATTTCAGAATAAAGAAGTTTGCCAAAACCTTTTCCTGTAAACTTAGGATTATCAACTGTAGAAAATCCAATAGTTGCGGCATCTTTAAAACGGTCTATATTTGCAGATATTGTAGCAAAAGAACTTCCATTGCTTCCATCCATATCAGGATGATGAAGTTCTATCTTTAATCTATAAGGAGAATTTTGAACAAGTTTAATAGTAAGTTTTCCGTCTGGGTCTATCTTGTCTTTATTTAATTCATGAAATTTTCCTAAAAATGAACTTTTCCATTCACTTGATGCTAAATCATATTTGCGTCCAAATTCACCTGTCTTATCTCCATCATTCATATTAGATGCAAGAAGAACACTTGAAGGTTCTTTCGATGCTATCTTACGCATTGCTTCAGCCGCATCATGAGATGTAGGGAATCTGCCTATTTTATTTCCGTTTTCATCAAATGCATCAGTTTGTCCACCTTTGTATTGAATAGCCCTAAAGCCAGAAGGATGCCAGAATGTTCGTCCATTAGATGTTTCTTCACTATGCATCTCATTTGGAGACCAATTGCGAACTAAATCTCTATAAGCATTGGCATGCGTATAAGGAAGACTTTGTGACCTAACACGAACATTTGTCATTCGGTTAAGACTAAAATCAAATACGCTAGACATTGAATTTCTTTTAATCTCAGCAAGAGGAGAATTCAAAAATGTATCAGCCTCTCCTTTTGCAAGACCAAGAGCCTGATGCATTACATTTCTTCTGTCTTCACCTAAGCCATCAGTCCAAAGTTGTGCAGATGGAACTCTATCAGCATTAACAGTGCCATCAGGATTAAATGCATTTTTAGATGCATTTTCAAGATATCTATAAAAATCAGCCTTAAATTCTGTAGAGTTTCCATTCCAAAGTTTCTGAGTATTAGTGTCAGCCCACATATTATTCAAACGCAGTTCAATAACTTTATAATCAAGCATGTTAGCCTTGAATGTATAATCTCCATCTTTGCTAATGGCTATATCAAGACCATACAATAATCCAGTCCTAGATTTAAATGGAACATTCTTTCCCCATATTCTTGATGGATTATTAACATCTCCAGCCCTTTCAGCAGTCACTCCAATGCCACCAAAATCAATTAGATTACCTTTGATATCTCCAGAAATAACTTTCTGAGCCATCTTAAGTTTGTTTCCAAACTCTCTACTCATATGTCCAGAGTTAATCATTTGGTCAACAAGTTCATCACTAAATGGCCCTCTTATCACTCCTTCACCATCAGTAGTAAATGTACGAAGATTATCAGGAACACCTATAAGCATCTTATAGATATTCTTTCCTTTAATCTTATTTTCTTTAGCAATTTGTGCTTCTGTGTTATGCCTATAAGTTCCGTCAGGCTGTTTTGTAAATACACCATCAAGTCCATTACCATCTATAAATCTTTGTCTGGCATCTTTAGACAAAGCATTGATATCAAAAACTCCAGTTTGATTTACATGCCTTTCAATTTTAAGCATATCTTTAAAGAATCGTTCCATAGCAGGATTGATAACTCTACTACCCCTATAAGGTTTAAATACTTCATCAATAGGAACAAGTCTTTCTATGCCATCTTTATCAGTATATGTTCTGTTAAAATCAAATTCAGGATGGCTGAAGTTCATTCTATCTCTCCAATATTCAGTCCAAGAAAGATTTACATTTTCTAAAACTCCACGAATTCCTGGCAAATCTCCAGCATGATATAGCCAATCTATTGGCTTATTCATTACTAGGTGAGAGAAATAATATGCACCAAATTCTTCTGCAAGATGTTCAAGAAGCGGTCTTCCACCAAGTTCAGCATCAGCAACCATTTGACCTCCTTCAGTCCATTTATCTTGAGCCATCTGTAGACGCTTTAAAGCATCAGCATGTGCTTCAGGATTTTGACTAAATTCAGCGTCAATATATCTTCTGAACATATCATTGACTTCATTCTGTTTTATAACGCCTCTTTGAATTTCATTACCAGCGTTATCCCTTTCGCCAAGAATTCTGCTTTTAAGTTCAGAAACATAATAATCTTTCATTACGCTTGTGCGTAGAATTGAATGCAAAATTTCGTGAGGAAGAGTAGCCCTAGATGCATTATCTGCATTGATATGTATTTGCACAGAACCATTAGCACTGTTTTCAACTACATATCCATTGTTATGTTCAAATGTCTTTTGGCTTAATGGCATATCTCCATCAGGAAGAATAGTCATTCCATCATACTTTTCAGGGTCAAGTCCTTTGCTAAGAAGAAACTCTTTATTTCCTTCATTAGAACGAATATGAATAGATGTATCAGGATGTACTATATCTTTGGCGGCAAGGATTCCATCAAATGAAAATCCTTTTGCATTTGCCCATGTTTCTGCATTTCTCCACATGTTAGCCTGAGCAGGAGCAATTTCATCAAGACCTCTAAGTACAAACTGTGCTTCAATGTTAGTACGCATCTTACGAGTAGCACCAAAAGCATCAGAAGCCAAGCGTCCAGTAGTAGCACCAATAGAACCTAAAGCCAGACCAGCACCAGCACCAGCGGCGGCTCCTTCAGTTCCTTCACTCCACCAACCAAGGCCAGCACCAATAGCAGAACCTGTAAAAGCACCCTCTGCTACATGTGTTCCGTAATCTATAAGTGGGTCAAATCCATTTACAAGTTTAAGCAAGGCTCTTGCCTGAGGAGATATTTCAACACCTCTTTTTGCTGTCTCATTTAATGCTCTTTTAGCATATGAAGCCAAACCACGCTCTCCCTGAAGAATCTGGTCTCCAATAAGACCAACAGCCTCTCCTATGCCAGAAGCGGCTACAGAAGCCCCATAGGTGGCAGTACCAACCCCTACAGTTGCAGAAGCATATGGTATGCTATGTCCCAATGCAGAAGCACTAAGACTGCCCACGCCAGCGGCTTTAAGGCCATTTCTGAAGTCATCTTTAGATACTCCAGCAATAGCCTCAAATCCTTGACCAGCCTTTTCAGCCGCATAATCAAGAGTTCCTCTTGTTGCTTTTCCTACAAATTCAATAGGAAATCCAACTCCATATTTAAGTCCACCGCCAACAACAAGAGCCTTAAGACCCTGTATTTTAGCAGATACAAGCATAGCCTTTTCGCCAAGACCAACAGCATGTGCGGCTCCGCTTGCAATCCCTCCAAATGGAATGAACCAAGAAGGGTCAGCAACATAAGAAGCGGCCTGAACTACATCATTATTAAGAAGGTCTTTATCTTTTATAATAAGACTTGTTTCACCTTTTTCAAGTTGTCTTCCTTCTCTTAGGAAATTTCTAGCATCAAGAAATTCACGATAAGCCGCATCACTATTTTCTTTAACTCCATTTAATGCATTAAAAAATCTACTTTGAGGTGATGTTGAATTAGCACTTTGTGCAAGAATTCCATACATCATTCTTGTTGATTGACCAAAAGCCTCAACAACGCTAGGTGCTAATTTATTGGTTATATCTGATGGATTGTTAGCAAGAGAACTTCCTGCTTTTGCAAATTGTTGATATATACTTCCAGCCGCACCAGACAAAGAATCAAATACATCTGTTTCTTTTGTTTTGTAAAAATCATTTAACTTTATCCAATCTTCTTTATTAGGGTCATATACTTGCCCTGCTTCATCAGCGGAAAGCATGTCCTTATAAATTTCTCCACCGCTTTTAGGGGCAGTTATTTTATCATAAGCATCTTTTCTTTCTTCCTGTGGAAGAGAATTTATGTAAGAATCAACATCTGGATTTCCAGTAAAAACTTGTCCTCCAATGTTATTATTATTTACAGGTTCTTCACCCTGAGGACTAGCATATATTTCAGCCATTATTTTTTAAGATTTTGTAGATAGCGTTCTCTTGCCGCCATTATATCGGAAGATTTATCCTTAGGAAGAATTACAGTCAAACCAAAAGCCTGAGGCTTTGTAATAATCTTTTGTGTAACATTGTCACGCAATTGATTATATTTAGCCCTTGTTGTGCTTTTAAGAGAGAAAAAATCTGTAGGGTTTTGAACTATATCTTCAAGTAATTTTTGCTCATAATCAGATACATTACCAACACCAATAAGTTCTTTTCTTAAATTTCCAGCAAGTTCTCTTGTTAATTGTAATGCAGTACCTCTTTGCTCAGGACTTAAAGAAGCAAATTGAGTTTCATTAATTTTTTCAAGTTTATCAATAATTGAAGTAGCATTCAATATATGTGTATATTCTTCCCTGAACTTTGAAGCATCAGCAGGAGAACCAAAAGAACCAAGACCACCTAGTTTAACTGGGCTTGTAGATATAAACTGTGTAGGAACATAATCTCCATTTGGAGTAAGTTGACCAAACTGAACAGCCTTGTTAGCGGCTAATTCATGAGGTTGCATCCCAGAATGGCTCATTTGTTTCCATTCTTTACCATCAAAGAACACTGCACCATAGGGAGTATTTCTAAACTGCAAAGATTCTTCAGGATACATCTGCTTATACATATCATTAAACGAAGCAGGAAGATACCCAAACTTTTTAATAAGATATTGTTTAAGTTGTGTTTTCTTTTCTTCAGCACTTAAAGTTTCTGGAGTCTGTAAATTTCCTAGTACTTGAGGTCTAACATAAGTATAATCGCTTACACCAGTGCCAGAATCAACAGTGTTATTTTCAGAAGGTTTTTGATAAGCAGGATTTATCGTAGAATCCTGACCAGAAAGAACCTTTGGATAAATGTCGTTAAGAAGCATATCATGATTAACAAGCCTTGATTTTAACTGCTGTTCAATTCCAGAAAACCCCTGTTGTCTAGATTTCATATCGTTAATCTTGTTATCAAGAGTAGCCATGATTCTAGATTTTTCAAGAGAAGTCATATCATCTTTAGCACCTAGTTCTTTTGCAAAAGGAATTCCTCCAGCAAATCCATATCCAGTTCTTAGTTTTCTTACATCTGTAAGTGCAGAATTTATTTCTGTTCTTATTGTTGCATCATAAATATTATCAGGAACATCTTCTTTTCCACCTTTAACCATTCCATTAACAAGAGCAGTCCAGAAAGCACCTCTTGCCGCTTGAGTTCCAACTTTTGCAACAAGGTCAGCCTTTTGAGCCGCAGTAAGACTTGCTTTAATAAGTCCACCTTCACGAAGTGCAGAATCAATAGCATTTCCAAGAAGTTCTTTTTTGCCAGCAGATGAAATAGTCTCATTGCCAATTTCAGCAACTTTAAGATATCCATCATATTCCTTTTTTGCATTAGCGGCAAGTTCAGCAATTCTAGTTTCTTGTGCCATTCCTTTCATTCCTTTAATTGCCTGAACTCCTTGTTTTAGTCCTCCACCAAGTTTAGCACCAGCACCAAACCAAAGTAAAGCCGCATCAGCACCTACTTTTGTAGCAAGTGCAATATCAGGATGCATCATTGCAGATTGACCTATGGTATTATAATCAACCATAGAGGAATCTCCTTTTGCAACAGAATCTCTCATTGCCTGCAAATATCCAATAGCAGGTTGAATAGAACGCTTTTGAGAATCAATATCACTTAGTCTTTCATATGTGCTGTCTTTTGCTATCCTGATTTTTTCTTGTTCAGGTTGCGTATAAGAACTAATAGGTTTTTGTGCAGATACTTCAGGAAGTTTAGCACCAGATGCAATAGCACCAGCCTGATTACCCATAGCAAGTCTGCTAGGAGTATTTACTGGAAGTATGTTAAGAGGAACTTGTGTTGCATCATATTCTGAATCTACAACTTTTTCAGGAGATATTTTAGAGGCATTAACATCTCCAGTATAAGAAATGTTTCCTTCAGTATCTGTGCTAAATTTATTTATGTCTGATTCACTAGGCCCATTTTCACCTAATGCACCTTCATTGCTATTGTTTTGATACTGTTCAATACCCTGAGAAACATCATATGGTTCTGGTGGAGTATAATTTTTATTATTAATATCAACTTGTTCTTTATTTACTTTTCTAGGTTTAAAAATTTGAACTCCTTCTTTTGGTTTAGGAACTCCTACGCCTACTGCATCTACTGATAAATCAATTTTAGTACCAACTTTTATAGTATTAGGATTGTAACCTTGTGCAATCATTGCTTTTGCAACCCATGTAGTACTTCTTCCTGTTGCATTTGCAATCATAGCAGGAGTATCTCCTTTTTTAATTGTATACAAAGAATCTGAATTTTCAGAAGTTGACTCAGAAGCATTAAGATTACCAACTAAATAAGGAGGTGCTATATTAGTTCTAGTCTGTTGGCTTGGGTCAGTATAACTTCCACTTTCAGCAAGAACCCTTCCAAGTTGAGTACGCTTTGTTACAAGAGATTTAAGAAGAGAAATATCAGATTCATCTTTAAGCCCCCATTGTTTTGAAAGTTTATCTTGAAGAGCAATTGCCTGAGAATTTGTTTTCTTAAATTCATTGTACAGTTGCAAACTTTGTTCAGAACTAAACTTAGGAGCAGGAGCCTGTGCTATAACTGCAGATGTACCTAAATTAGCAGTAGTTCCTGTCTGTTGCATTGAAGGCAGATTAATGTCAGGAAGTCCTGTTTGAGCCGCAGGGTCTCCTTGATAAGAAGTAGCATTAGTTCCAGAATTAATAGCACTAGAAGGTAAAGGAAGTCCAGCAGGAGCAGATTGAGGAGAGCCTTGTCCTTGAGCCCATTCATTGTCTCTTGCATTAGAATAATATCTATCAAACAACGACATTGGATGATTAGACAATTCGCTGTTATTAAATTCATCAACAGAGTTAACATTTCCAACTAGGTCTAAGGAATAAGCCTTAGCCTGAGGACTCATTTTATCATTTGAATTAATAGCATTAGGAAGATTACGCTTCCAATTATCTACATATTCCTGTTCAGCAACAGGTTTAGCACCAGCAGGAAGTTTAGATACCTGATTGCGATAACTATTTCTTACAGATTGTTCATTGTCATTAAATGACATTCCATTGCTCCATCCTTCAGCCTGACCCATTGCAGATGTATTTTGAACACCAGTTTCAGGATTAAATTCACCAATGGCTCGTCTTTGCTGACTTGATTTAATTTGTTCATATACACCTAAATCTCTATTGAACTCACCCCATGTAGCCTTAGCCTGATTTAAAATGCCAAGTCTTGCAGGAAGAGCCTTTGTTTTAACAGAAGAAAGGTCATTAACAAGAGGGTCTAGATGATGTGCAAATTGAGCATATTCTGGGTCTGACAATAGCATCTCTTGCATTGAAGCAATATGATGAGACATAGCATCAGCATCAGCAAGAGACTGGTCATTCAGTGCTGAATTTTTATGATATTCTTTAATTCCTTCAGCAAGATTTAAACCAAAAGCCTGTATTCCTTGTTGATAATTTCTGCCTATATTAGCACCAGCCTCAGACATTCCTGAGACTGGCTGAATGCCATTAGTATACTGTTGGAAATTAGAAGCCATAAATTATTTACCTTTGAAAGTCATTCCATATTGACCTAAGTAAGAAGAAGGGGAACTTGAAAGCCCAGCACCTATAGCACCACCAGCAACTGTACTAGCGGTAGTTCCACCTAGTATAGAGCCTAGTGCTGGATTTCCAAGGAAAGCACCGCCAATAGCACCAGCCATTCCCATAAGTCCACTGGCAAATCCAGACTGAGCCTGAGCATTAGCCATTTTTGCTTGCATCTCGTTTTGTTGATTAGCAGAAATAAGTGAAGCGTTATATTGAGATTCTGGCTGAAATAGCATACCTTGATTTAAAGCACTATAACTAGAAGATGCTTGATTCATAAGACCATTAGCAGAAACAGCATTCAATTGGTTCATCATAGGAACTCCGTATTGATTCATTGCATTCCCTTGTCTTTCAACTCCCATATTATAAGCAGTGCTTGCATTAGCCAAAGCCTGTTGCTGACGCTGTTGACCCATGTTATAAGAGTTAAGAACTTCTTGACCAATAGCCTGATTACCAGTAAGTCCTCTAGCCGCCATAGCCGCCCTAGCAGATTGCTGTGATTGCTGTGTCATCTGGGCAGTTAATCCAGTTCCAGCATTCAACTGTTGTTGTGCTGTATTCTGAATTCCATTAAACAAATTATTAGTATTAGCACCTAGGCTATTTGAATAAGTCTGACCAGCGGATTGTCCAAGATTATTATATATAGAATTCTGAGAACCAAGCATTTGACTCTGTAAACCTTGAGATTGATTAATAGCCTGACCATACATAGTTCCAATAGAGCCCATCTGTCCCATAAGCCCCTGCTGTTGCATCTGTTGATACTGAGGAACATATTGTCTTTGAAGACTAAGAAGTTGATTTTGAATTCCACCTTGTGCGTTTAAAGCAGAAGACATTTCCCCCTTATAATCTCTTGCTTCAGGGGCTTTTATTTCAGATGATTTTCCCATGTTAGGAAATTCCTTTCAATGTTTTCATATAATTATTAGTAAGTTTTTTTGGTTTATTAAAGCGTATCATCCATTTGTCTTGATTTTCCCAGTTAGGAAATCTTTGCCATAATTTTGATACAATAAATGATGTGGATTCTTTTGTTTTGGAAATCATATCCATTACGCATATATCCATTACGGATTCTTCTTCTTTGGTAAATTGTTTAATTGAAAATAGTAAATTTAAAATATTGTTATTGAACTTATTTTCTAATGCATATGTTACACATACACCATTAATACCATTTTTGTCTGATGAAACTATAAGATAATTGTTATTAAAAGACCAAATTAAGTAATCAGTAAGTTCTTTATCGTTTAATGTAAAAGGCTGACCTCTTCCAGAATATCTATTTTCTTTGATAAAATCTGTTAAGTCAGAAAGAAGCATATCAATATCCTATAGCAAACCATCTAGGGGCTCCTGTATTGCCTCTTACACTTCCAGAGTAAGTCAATAAAGCAACAAAAGAACTTGATGTTTGAGGGCCATTAATTTGCCAAAAGTTTTCTGCTTGTGCAACAGGAGATGTTACAGTAGTTGCAGTTGCACTTGTTACTTGAACCGACAAACAAGCAGTAGGAAAAGGAATAGGAAATGTAATGGTTTGTGAATTATAAGTAGAAGTTCCAGCAGTTCCAACTCCCCATTGCATAATAAGACCATTTGGCAATGTAACATAACCATTTGTTAATTTGCTTACTGTTCCATCAACATATGTTTTGTTAGCAAGATGAGCCCCTATTGTTGGTGCTTGTGGTGCAGAAATATTTCCAACAACACTTCCAATAATTTGGGCTCCATCAAATATAGTAGTACCAGTTACAGTAAGTGTTCCATTAACATATGCATCTCCATTAATGTATTCATTTCCTGTAACATAATGACTTCCAAGATTCTTTGTAGAGGCAAGTTTAATGTAAGAAACTGTACCACTAGAACCAACAGAAACAGGTGATATTGAATATGTAAATAAATCTACAGATGTTACTGTAATTTTATATATTCCGCTGAATGCTGAATTAGAAGATGTAAAAGAAAGAACTTGACCAGTTGAAAGTCCATGAGCCGTAGAAGAAACAGTAACTAATATACCATTTACAGAAGCCCAAGATTTTCCTGTAACTTCAATTCCGTCATTAGGAGTTAAAGTTATGTCAGAATTAATTTGTCCTACAATATTAGAAGTTGTAAGATTAGTTATATTAGCAGTAGCACTAGTAAGAATTTCTGTTATTGAAGCCTTTCTAAGAGCAGTTGCTGTTTGGTCATATATAAGTACTAGGTCAGCACCATCAACAGCCCCAGAGATGGCTCCTTGTTCTGTTATAGCACCAGCCTGAAGTGTTGAATTGTCAACAAGGTCATTAAGTTTTTGAAAAGTAACCTGTTCAGTATCATGAAATGTTTGTCCTTTAGAAATTTGAGCCATGTTATTTTTTAGAAATTAAGTTTTTAACTTTCTGTGTAGCATATATAAAAGCAGAACGAATTGAGGGTCTTAAATTATCTGTTATAAATCTTAATTGCATAGAAGTACCATACTTACGAATAGGTACACGCCTAGTTTCATCATTGTTAGTTTGTGAACCATAATTGTCAATATGTTCTATGCTGTCATTATTTGATATATCAGCATAAGTTTGAATATGACCGCCAGCAGAAAAATTGTAATTTATTTCAGCATTAGTAAAACGCTTATCACTATAAGAATTAAATACATAACTTCTTGTTTTCAAAACACTGCTAATTTGATTTGACTGAAAAGAAGTTTCACTAAGGTATGCAGGAAGTCTGAATGGAAGAATGGGTGTGCCAGTTGCTTGACCAAACTCATCATAATCCAGTTCTTCCATCAAAAATACCCCTTCAGTTTGGTCTATATAAAATAATCGTCTTTGTTTGTCTTTTTTGGCGATAAGAAGATTCTTTACAAATGCAGAGCCAGCCTTAGCAAAAAAACAGTCTCCATATTCAGGAATAAGAAAAGCCAAATTTTCAGTAAATGAAGGTTTAATTACAAAAGCAGATTCAGGTATTTCTATTGTAAACACTCTGTCATCAAATGGAGCAGAAATTCCGTTGTCATAAAAACCTACAACTAAATAAGTGCCATTTGGCATTAAGAAATCAATTTCTGTTTCATCAACTTTATATGATTTTCCAAAATTCATATTTACTTTATCTCCTACTATAAGTCCATGAGGTTGCAATGGAGCAAGTTCTTCAGATGACTCAATAGTTAGGTAATAGTTTTTACCAAAATAAGTTAAAGATTCCCAACTTGGAGAAGCCTGTCCAATCCATCTATATGCCTGAAGTGTATTTACAACGCTAACAGAAGATGGATATAAATCTACCGATTCCCACTGTTTAAGTATAAAATTATATACCAACACAGCGTTATTATCAACCGAATTGTCCAAAGGAACGGCAAGATAATACCGTCCATTCCAATAGGTAGCAACAGCACCAGAAGCATAAATCCTGTTGATTCGTTGAATAACATCGTTAATTGGTGCTGAAAGTGGGTTTGCTTGAGTAAGCAACCTCATTGACTCATTAGAGCCAACTTGAGAAGGTTGCATAAAGTATACACCTGTATCAGAAAGAAATATAATACCACCATCTGCCTGAACTACGCTACTATTAGCAACACAACCTATGTCATTAACAAGTGTTTTTACAAAACAATCATTAGCAAGAGCATCACCAGTAATATAGCGTCCAAGTCCAATATTTACATAGAATATTGAATTACGCATGAATACAACGAATTCATTAAGAGTCCAAGGTGCAACTGAAACTACTTCATCATTGCTACCTTGATTAAATGTAAATGCATCTAAGTCATCCCAAGTATCAAAATCTAAATAATTACTTACACATACAGTATCTCTAACTCTAGGATGACCAGCAGATATATAACCATTACTAGCAGTTTGTCCTATAGCAATCATTCGATTACAATAGTAAATTAAACCTATGCAATTAGGAAATTTACTACCAGTTCCAGTAGTAGGAAATGCTGTAATAGTTGTTTGCAAGTCCCATTTCAATGGACGCTTGTCATGCCCACGACTGATATAAACATTATCTACTGCACTAACAACAGTACAACCAACAGTAGTATCAATTGTTTCTCCTTCTGGAAAATTTACCTTAGAAGAAATAGAATCTGTTTGTGGATTATATGTGTATAAACCATCACCTATAACAATAATTATAATTTCTTGTCCTGTAGAATCAAGATAAACACCAGACCCAAAAATCTGTTGATTTTCAAGAACTGATGCAGTTTTACGCTGAAGTCCTTTTCTTACCGTAGCAACACCACGGTCTAGTCTAAAATTCTGTGATTGACTGACTATCCCTTTTGACAATGAGGCAGGGTTGTCACGGCTATTAAGCCCGACAAATGCCATATCTCCGTCTTGTTGATAGTCATTAGCCATTACTTACCTGTTATGGCGTTAAGCAATTCTTTGAATTTATCAGACCATCTAGCACCTACATAAACACCGCTTAAAAAAACAATGCTAATAATGATAATCATTACTTAATAGGATGCTTAGGAAGTTCAGGAGCAATAGGAGCAGGAGTATACTTCCAGCCCTTAACTTTAATGTCAGCAAGTGCAGAAGCATTAGTGTTATAAATAGTAGCATCCCAAGCAGTAAAAATGCGTGTAGGCTTGTCTGCAGGAGCGTCTTTAAGTAGCATAACAGAACCGTTATCCACAAGGACGCAGGTCTTGCCAGCGGGAAGAATAATATCTTTAGGTGTATTCATAAGTATAAATTAAATGGTTAGGCAGGTGTAAGATGTTGAAGTGTTAGAATCGTAGATGCTGACTGTGGTGCATTGAATCCACACTCCATCCTTTCTGACATAGTGGTTTCCGTCAATGGGGGCTTCGGGGATTCCAGCAGTTGTTTGAATTGTGCTGTCTCCAAATGTAATTGAGCCTCCAGTTGATAGACTAACTCCAGTAGAACGCATTTGGGTCGTGTAGTTATCGTCCTGTACCGTGATTACATCGTGTTCAATGTATGTAGAGTGAGGAGTACCACTTACATCTTCAAAACCAATATATTCATTAGTAAAATATGCTGTGACATTTGGTGTGTCGATATGCTGGATGGCAATTGAATCGTGGGCAATTGTAACTCCAAGTTCATTTGTTGACTCAAATACCTTTAACACAGTTGGTGCAACTGATGTATAATACCCTGTAGTTGGAACAGTAATTACTGCATCAGCGTCCATTGAGCCGCCAGCCAAAGGAAGTCCAGCCACCGCCGCCGTAGTTTGAACGCTACCGTCTGAGAATGATACTCCAATTTGAGTTACAGATGTATCAAAGACGCCATCTCCAACAGAAAATCCATAATAACTAATTTGTGAACCGTAAGGAAAATTGGTAAAAAGTATACGAGAGTCTACTCCACTAAGTTCAAAATAAGTATTGTAACCATAAATGGTAGAATAACCAACAAGAGTTCCTCCAGAAAGAGGAAGATAACTTCCTAGTGCTGTTGATAAAGCAGTTCCATCAATAAATCCTAAGTTTGTTGCTGATGTATATTGAACTGAATTATCTTGGAAAGTAATGGCCTGTGTCCAAGCATTATTATTTCTAGTGTAACTTGTACCATCGGCAGGAGCATCAGAAAAGCCACCGACTGCCGCCGTTGTCTGAGTTGTATTGTCTGGAAATGTAATTCCATCCCAAGATACTTTTGTACCATACCCATTATTAAAACTTACAAGGCTAAGCATACCTCCACTATCTGCATCTAACTGAAGAGCATTTGTAGCACTACTTATTTTTACATAACCATCTACCCAAGTAAATTTATCATAATTTTGTGCAACTAAACTAATAGCATAAGCACCAGCAGCACCAATTGCAGTATTTTCTTGACGAATAGCATTATAACCATATCCACTTGTATTAAAACCAATTTCTCCAGTCATTGTTCCACCAGTCAATGCAAGACTAGGAACTGGAGCAGTTGATTGAGTTGTATTATCTGGAAATGTAATTCCATAATGACTAATATCAATACCAGTATTATTTCCATAATCCCAAGAACGAAGCGTAGTTCCTGCCACAGAATCTAGATAAAGAGGACGAGGTGTAGGCGAATTTTGTTCTGTAGTTCTTAGCCATCCTGCTTGCCAGTTGAATTCATAACCAACTGCACATACAAGGCTAAGACCATTACTTCCACCCTTACCAGTATCAAAAGTTCCAGCACCAATATACTGACCAGCAGTTCCAAAGACAATATTTCCAGTCATTGTTCCACCAGAAAGAGGAAGGCCACCACCGCCACCACCAGTAGCGGCAGTTGTCTGAAGTGTTCCATCAGCAAATCTTAAACCATTAGTAGAAAGTTCAGCATACACATCATCAATTCCTACTTGAAGACCACCTTGATATATAACTCCATAAGCAAGACTTGTTGTATCGTATGTATAAAAATCTCCTGTTTCAAGAATTGTAAATGAACTACCATCTACAAGATTAATTGGAGTTGCAACATTACCACCAGAAAATGAAGAACCTTGAACCCATACAATTGGGCCTTGTATATTAAAACTCATTAAACTTCAGAATAAGCAAGGTGAATAGGAGTTGCATCAACAGACGCATTGACACGAATAATTCCCATATAATTTTCAATAGAAAATAATTGACCAGCAGAAATCCTAATTCCATTGTCACCAGTAGAATTAAAAATAACTTCAATTGTTGCACCAGTTGTAGACTTATTTTGAACAATTACATTAATACGCTTAACGCCTACAAGAGCCGCCGCAAGAATTTCTGTGCTAGAGCCTGCTGTTGCAATCGTATCTATAGTTCCATCTTCATGTGTAAAACTACGAAGAAATGGAGAGGATGTTTGAATTATCGACATAAATTAGTAAGTTTTGTACATATTGATTCTTCCGAATTGTCCCTGCTGACGCAAGAACTTATCATATTCTAAGTCAAGAACTTCTTTTGACTTTGCTTCAAGTGAGGCGGCTTCTACAACCATTGTTTCAGATACAAACCAGTTAGCCGCCGCACCCCAAGACATATACATACCAAATATGTAAGGTATATTTATTTTAGTCCAAGCAGTAGGTGTGTTATTAGGATTTTGTCCAGCAATAGTAGAAGGAACATTACATATGTAAAAATTTCCGCTATGAGGTTTTCCAAGAACAGGCATTAAAGCACCTGTGCCAGAACCAGAATCAAAGTAAATCTGAACACCTTGAAAATAGGTCACAGCAGGGTCATAAGGGTCTCCTGTAAGGGCTGGAACTGGAAGTCGGTATAGATACCAGCCTTCAGATATAATGCTCATTACAATGACCTTTTTGACGGTTCCGCTGTCGTATAATGTGTATCCAATTTGGACTGCTCTAGTTGAATCCAATGGATTTCTATTCCAAACACCAAGAACTTCACTAGCAAGCGGGTCTTGTACAAAATAAGTAACTCCGTTGTCTTGAAGACTAGGTGGCCCTTCTGGTGGGTCAGTTTGTGTAGTAAAGTATTGCAGACGGACTACATCGTTCCATTGATTAGATTCCCAAGCCTCTTTTAGTCGGAATTGAGCAAAATCTCTAAATTGAGCAAATGTATCAGCATTTATGTTATTCCTATCGTTGCCAGTAAATTGTACTGCATCGAATAGAACTTGGCTGAAATCAACTGTTCTCATTTAGTTAAGAAACCGTCTGCGGTGAATATATGACCATTCACTACGGTCTTTTTGGCATAGTTGCGAACTGCCGTTTCTGGGTTATCTCTTAGGAATTCTTTCAGAAATGTATCATCCTCCCAGCATTCATATCCTAGTCGATGGCCCCAATAATGCCACGATGTAGCAGGAATTTTCGCTATTGGTCTGCCGATGCCATCGACAGCCTTATGTTCATTAAATCTATCAAAATGACCGCTTTGTTTAGCAGTCTTTCTAGCATCAACTTCTTGCATTCTCCAACCATGGAGGAGTTCCTCCTTAACCCTATTTCTAAGGTCGGGAGGAACTGCCTCTGCCAGACTTTCGATAAAGTCTGACACGGATTGGTTAGGCCGAGAAGTTAAACACGCCGAATGCCAAAGGATTGTAGACGCAAAGTCCAGCAACCGCTTCAATCATTCTCGCTTCACCGCCACCGTAGTTCGGGAGAGCAGTCACGCCAGCAACATTGCCGCCATAACGAACTTCCAGAAGGTCGAACGGAATAACGAAACCCTTATGAACATCACCAATACCAGAACCATCAATATTGATGAAATGCGAAGGGTGAAGTCTCAACTTACCGAAATCGCCTTCAAAGATATCAACCGAGGAGATGTAGGTAGAGGCATCCGATTCTCTGTTAAGAGTGCGGATAGCAGACTGGGTGTTGGTGGAGCCAGAAGAAGGAGTCGTGTAAGCAAGATTCGTAAAGGCTCTCTTAAGTGCAGAACCGCAAACGAGGTCAAAGTCACGGAACTGACCAGTCTGTGTGTAGATACCTGTGAGGACATTCTGAACAACAGTTTCAGTTAGAGCCGCAGTGCCGACAGTCGAAATATTGGCTGTAGGAGTCTGGAAGGCCGCAGGAATAGCATGAGTAGGGTCTTGACCACCACTGCCAGCCGCTTCAAGCCACTTACCAAGACCTCTGGTGAGGTAAGGGTCTGTGCCATCATCAGCCTGCATAGCGTTGTTGGAAGAGATAGTGCTTTCCATGTCACGCTTAAGTCCCTGAATGCCCTTAGCAACATTGTTAGCAAGTTCATCACGGACACCAGCAACAACAGCGATATCCTGAGTAAGAGGAGACACACGGACTGCTCTACGGAAAATCTGGATGTAGTTGCTCAGTTCAGCACGATAAACGGTAGCACCATCCTTGACATAGTTTTCATAGGAAGTAACATCCGTACCATCGACTGTACCAGTTGTTCTGGGAGTCGGGAGACGGTCTGCCTGCCATCTGAAAAGAGTATTTCCAGGTTTGCTACCCTTCTTCGCCATGGAAGTGATTGGGGTGTCTTTTGCATCGACCATCGAGATGAGGTCTGCGAGTTCTTCTCTCTTACCAGACGAGAAGGAGGGTTCTGTTAGATTAGCCATAGTATTATATAGGTTTGTAGATTACAGGAATCGGTTTGCAATTATAGATGAAAGGTCATCTCTGTTACCAGAATTCAGAAAACGCTTCTGAGCCGTATTCGATTGAACTTGCTTTTCAGTAAGTCTAGCGGGTGAGGCTGAAGCCCTAGGTTGTAGTGGTGCTTTTGCTGTAGAGCCTTTTGTATTGCTCTTTATTGAAGCCTCTCTGGATTTTACTCCTCGGATATAATCTCCAAGCACCATCTTATAGTCAGGAAATCTTTGTATCTCTGGGAAGTGCTTCATGAATGTCTCTGCGATTTGTCTCTCAGTAGAACTCCTGTCCTTCCACCATGGATACTCTTTGTTAGCGACTTGTTCAATCTGCATAAAGTTATTCAGGTAATTCATTCTCTTAGGAAGATGCTCTTCAAGTGCATCCATCGCTTTGATTTTGATTTTCCGAACTTCTTCAGCAGTATATTCAATTTCGTCACCATCATTTTTCCTGACAACAGCACCATCGGGATTCATTTCGCACCATCTGCGAATCTGCTTGGCTTGGTCAGCCTCACGATTCACTTCATCAGGAGTTGATAAGTTGGAGTAAGGATTATCTCTAGTTGGAACCTGTGCTGGCTTTACAGCCTCTTGGCTCAGTCGTTCCATTTCGTTTTTAAGCCTGTCAACCTCAGCCTCTGCTTCTCTCCGTTTTGCGGTGAGTTTGTCGATGCGTTTCTTTACACCCTTTGGCAATCCCCTTTCAAAATCATCATCTTCGGACTTGGTTTCTTCGGTTTCCTCGGAGTCCTCGGTCTGATTTTGTTCGGGTTCTGTTTCTGTTAACTTTGAATGAACATCACTATTCTCGGAGTCTGCGGACTCCGCTTCAGAATTTTGGGAATCTGAAGGTTCCTCACTCTCCTTGCCTCCTAGGAGCGTCTCGCTAACAATGTCAGCAAGTCTGTTATTATCAAATCTCTGGGCTAGAGATTCGTTCTTCGTGGGGTTATTTGATTCCGTCCCAAGGTCGGATGATTCGTTGTTTTCCATTAGATAAAGGTCTAAAGTCCTATATTACTATAGCAGGGTTTTTTGGATTAGTCCCAGAACTAATTGCAGTTAAAACCGCAAATTATAAAAAAGCAAATTATTTCTTTAAAAAGCCAATTTCTTACGAACCACCCTCAGGAGGTCTTCCTTGGTCAATAAGTACTTCATTTCTAGTATTCATAAGAACATCCTTAAATGCCATAAGAGCGTCAGCCCTTCCAGCATGCCATGCTCTATCTTCTCCTTTGTTTTCCTTAGATAAAGCAGTGGAAATCTCTGACTCAATAGATGCATCTAGAATCATGTGAATAGCCTTCCATGTGATATGGTTAGTTTCAAAGGCAAAACCATGTATGATTTCTTGTGGTAGCATTATTGCTGTTGAGGTTGCTGTTGGTCAGCCTGTTTAATTTGTCCCTGCATTTGCTGTGCCGCTTGTTGTGCTACTGGAGTTACCCCAGTTTTGCCAATTTGCTTGTTTTGCTGTTGCATAACAGACATTTGAAGATTCTTTACATAGTTCTCAAGTAAAGCCCTGAAATGTTGGTCAGATTGCATCTGTTGCTGTGCTTTGGGGTTTTTGCCCATAATATCTTGCAAATACTGTAGTTTAGTAGGTGCAGATGGGTCATTTTCAACATAATTAGCCTCATTTCCAAGCATCATTAGTCCAATATCAGATTGTGTATCTTTATACATCATTTGAGATGCTGTAGCACTTTCAACAATCAAATCCTTGGCCTTGTCTGGGTCAATAGCCTCAATAGCCGCCTTGACAAGTTTAGTCTTATCAATAACGCCAGCAGAATCAAGTGGCATAACAAATTGCATGATGGCTTTTAGTTTTTCCATTACAAAATCCGTATCAAGTTCACGAACATCATATTTAACCTGAAAATCATACTGACTAGATATGCTAGAAAGATTTTGAGGAATAGGTTTATTTGTTATATTTTGAATTTCAGCAGAATCCATGTACTGAAGCATTAAACTAAATATCATATTAAATGTTTCACTCCAAACATCAAGCCAACCATTAACAACAAACTGTTGTGTAGTCTGTGTTTTTGCTGGCATCACATTAGGATGATACATTCCAAAATAAGAAGCATGATTTTGTTCAACTCTTTCAATTAAAGCAAAAGCCGTTGTTGTATCTCCAGTAGGAGTAGGCATGAATCTATAATCATCAGGAGAAGTAACAGGTAAATGAATTCCTGGCCCTATTTTGTTAATTCCACCAAGTCTTTTCTTAACAAGAATTGGAGGCATCGTTGTAAACGCAGTTCTATCACGAATTGAATCATGCTGTGCTTTAATTTCTTCTTGGTCAGTAACAGCAACTTCTGGAACGCTTCTAGATTCCTGAATAGGTCTACGAATACGCTCTCTACGATAAATTATGAAAGGATATTCGTTGTGAGCATAACCTAAAAGTTTATGACTAGCAAAAATTTCACTTCCAGCCCTAGGACAAAATATAGTGCAATAAACTCCTTGAACATTGTCTTCATCAAGCAATTTAGAATATGCATATACGATTTCAATCATATGCATCTGACGATTAATCTGATAATTAATTAAAGAAGCCGCAGGAAGGATGTTAGGGTCATGGAAATTAGAACGAAGACCAGCAACACTTACTGCTTCCTGAACAAACTCATCACTCCATCCTTCTTTTTCAGCCATGGAACGAAGTTCCATTTCAGACATAAAACACCGTCTAAAAATAACTCTAGCATCCTGAATTTCGATTGTTTCAGGAGGAAAAGAAATTTCATCAAAAGGCTTTAATGCACTTATTGCAGGAAGATTCTTAGATTGATAAACTTCAGGAATTTGACATTTGCCAGTTTCACGAAGGTCTATTACTCCTTTAATTGTATCTTTTTGTTTAATTGTACTAAGGAATGATTCAAGAAGACTTACCGCAAAATCCTGTTGAGCAGGGTCAAGAATAGCCGCTGGCAAAGCCTTCATCAAACTATTAGGATTCTGTTGCATAACAGTCTGAACCATTTGATTAATATCATCCATAGTAGTGGTCTGATATCTAATTGAGTCTTCCTGCTCCCAAATTACATGTAATCCAGCCCAACCATATTGCATTGTATATTGTGCAAGAAGTTCGGCTTCATTTCTAATTTCTTTTCTTTTCTTAGACTGAGTATACCACTCCATGAGTATATTTGCTGAACTAGCAAAATCATAATCATCAAATACAGTTCCTTTAACCTTAACCTTACATCTATCAAATGTAGTCATGAGCATGGAAACCATGTCATTAATTGTTCTATCAATTATTCTAACACGAACATCAGATGCTCCTTCAAATGGGAAAGCCCCATCTCCTTCCATTCTGTTTTCACTGTGTTTCTTTCCATCTCTTGTCTGACCAGTCCATCTAGAAAGACGAATATCGTCATTTTCCATGATGTTAGCGACATTGCCGCCATTCTGAGTAGAACGATTATATTCCTGAAAGAGATATCTTACATCTGGAACATCAGTAGCATAAACCAGTTTATCTTGACTGGAATTATACTTAGTGTAATCAATATATTTTGACATAAATTAGTTTTAATAGGTCATCACGAAAATAACGCTTGTGTCCGCATTTTGTGGTTATTGTCTTAACCTTTTCTGTTTTAATAATACTTTCAAGTTTATTTCTGCTAAATCCAGTAAACGCCATTGCTTTTTTTCTAGATAAAAATGTAGGATAGAATATTTCCATTAGTAACTTCCTCCACCCCAACTCTTCATTGCTGAGTTTCCTTGATACTGCAAGTCCATGACCATTAAGTACCTCAAGCAGTCTATTGGGTCTTTTGTTGCCCCCTTTTCGCCATCTTGACCTGTCCACTCTTTCAGTGAGTATATTAAATTTTGACATTGTTCGCTAATATATAGTTTAGGTTTATTTTCTTCAGATAGGTCTTTAGCCATATCAAATGCAAATCCGTCATTAATCATAGCAATTCCTTGCTCTATTCGGATTCCAGCAGAAGGCTGAAAATGCATTGGTATTTCCCCATCGTCAAGCATATCTATTAGGGTTATTCCACCTTCATCTGTTACAGCCTTTGTGCCTCCAGCCCTAGGGTCAATATAACGCTCCCATATTTCTTCTCCACGCTCAAGTGTTAATATAAGTTCTTTATATTCATGTAAACTTCGTCCTGCGTTATTACGCTGGGCTGTTCCAGCCTTACCGTCTGCATCAGATGAAGGAACTGCCCATTCACCTTCGCTCTCATCTGGAAATTCACGATATATATACATACTGCCATCTTTAGTAACTCGCATCCAAAGCATAAACCAATTTCTTGCTCCAGCAGGGTCAACTACCATGTAGTTAGTTCCTTCCTCTGGTACTTTATCAGCAGATACAATATTAAGTTCAGGGCTAAATCTTGGAAATTGATTACCACTTACATTATCAGCCCAACCATATGCACGAATTTTAATTTCATATGGTTTCTTTCCAGACAACATCTTTTTTAACTGATTAAATGGATTGTATGGATTCAGTTGACTATGAAACCACATCACTGCATGGCTTCTGATACTTCCTTTGGCCTTATATGGCATATGTCCCCTAGGACAACCCATGACATTAATCATGTCTGGCAATAAGTCGCTTTGTTTTGTTTCAATAAACTTAGAATTACTTACATAATCCTTAACTACTGGAGTGTATCCAGAAATAGGAGTAAATGTTATAAGCAACTTTCCCATTCTAGTAACAATACGATATCTTAAAGTTTCAATCCAATCCATTGGTACAAGTTCATCACACCAAATAAAATCGACCTCACCACCTTCAATAACATCACGCTTTTGAGCGTAGTTCATAAAGAAACACTGACTTTTGTTTGGAAGAATAAAAGTATTATCGCTGAATCCATTCTTTTGAGTGTACTGAACATTTTGAATCTTATTCTTTTTAAGTTCTTTAAATTCACTAGGAAGATACTTATAAATTACATTCTGTTGCATCTGAATGCTTGATTGATTAGTAGTATGTAAACACCAGATTCTTGCATCCTTAATATTAATCAAAGATTGAACAACTCTTTTAGCGGCCCATTCTGTTTTAGACGCTCTGTTACCTCCAAGAATTAATAACTCGTTATTTTCTTTAAGTAGTTCGTCTGCCTCCTTCCAATGTGGAAGGTCGAATCCATGTCTATATGGGTCAAGTTTTTCTGCTAGGATTTTATCCTCACGCAGATTAAGCAATTCCATGACTTTACGCTCACCATGCTTTTCAACTAAAGTTTTTAATTCATCCTGATTAGGTACAATCAGAATAGGATGAGGCGTAGGCTCAAAAGACATTATTGTTAGCCATAAATGGAGCCTTGAATTGGGATTGAACCAATGACCTACGGTTTACAAAACCGTTGCACTACCACTGTGCTA